CGTCCTGACCTCCGTCCCGACCTCCGTCCCGACCTCCGTCTCGACCTCCGTCCAGACCTCCGTCCAGACCTCCGTCCTGACCTCCGTCCTGACCTCCGTCACGACCTCCGTCCTGACCTCCGTCCCGACCTCCGTCCAGACCTCCGTCTCGACCTCCGTCTCGACCTCCGTCCCGACCTCCGTCCCGACCTCCGTCTCGACCTCCGTCCCGACCTCCGTCCCGACCTCCGTCCTGACCTTCGTCTCGACCTCCGTCCAGACCTCCGTCCAGACCTCCGTCCCGACCTCCGTCCAGACATTTTTCGGATAATATACTATATTATTCATGGTTAACTTCTTGAAATCCATGAATAATTAATGTCAGTTGGGACAAATTCTGGCCTATGAAATTTAGCTACTTCTAAGGCTGTCTTTAGATCTGGATTAGTTGGGGTTAGATAGATAGTCCCAGTGGATGGACATGTCATTTTTCTCCAGGCATAGGGCTTATTTTTGAATTTATTAAGCGATTTTTTAGTTTTATAAAAACCGATTTTTTCCGACTCCCCGTTTGCATGAGTCAGCAATACTTCGTCTATCAAAGACGCATCCAATAAATTCATCATCTTCTGTTCTCCCAAGAACATATAAGCAGCACTACGTTTTTCATCGTTTTGTTCTTCAATAAATTCTTGTTGGGTTACTTGACCGGCGATGCACTTTTTTGACCATGCTTTTTCAACAGCTCGCCCATTCACATAATATTGCTCATAACCATCCCGCCATTTGATTGCGGGACCATCGATGCAATGAAGACCTTTTTCGTTTTTTTTGCAGGAAACTGGTTTTTCGCAGACAATAATTGCATGTTGAAATTCTATTGTATCATAGATGCCCGTTTCTGTGATTTCCCGTAATTTGTAATATTTTTCAAACTTTTCTTTTGGTAAAATTCCAAATTCTAAGAAAGTATCATAATAAGCATACCAAGATTGGTAGCGAATTGACAAATAAGTCCCAAATGGATAGAATTTATTTTTAGTTCCTTTCAGCTCATTTGCCAACCGCTGAGCTGCATAAGGACTTGAAACTTGGTATACTTTTGGCATAGCCCGTTTACCTAGAGAGTAGACAAATTCGATTACTTTCAAAGATTTTTTAACGTCTATTTCTTGAAAAGTAAGGGCCTTTTTTATAAAAGCCTCTTTTATTTCTTTTAGCCTAGCCTTTTGTACTGGGGTTAATTTTGTCAGTTTCATTTTTTGAGTTTAATAATATATTGTTTGAATTTTTGATTAAGCGGGGCTGCGTCCACTGGGCCTATCTTTATTCCATGTTCTTTTTTGGCAGCTTTCATGAAATCAGACATCCCTTGTTGATAAAGGTTGAAGAGATCAAGAATAGTAACAGATATTTTATCGGCGCTTCTCATTTTAGTCAATCCCAATATCTGCTGTGTCTTCAGATGGAATTTTGCTGGATGTGATCAAATAGGCTGCTTTTTGGCATGCATTTTTCAAAGAAGAAAAAATTTTTATACTGCCCACAATTTCACAACATTCGGAATGGTCTTTGAGATAGTCAATGTAAAGCCTTTCCGCAATCACTCGTTCCCAAGATCCATCAAACCCACTGGCAATAGCTTCGATTGCAACTTTGTTATAAATTTCATTCATGACCTGCTGCATGTATGGAGTTCTTACTATAGGGGTTGTATTGTTCATGTCTTTTAATTTACGGTATAAATATACAGGCAATTATGAAAATGATTCCAAGTATAATGAGACAATAGCTCTCTATCTTATCGTAAGACATGACTTTACTTTATATTGAATAAAGCACTCCCACTGGTCATATAAGTAGGCAATTTGCCATCCCACTTTTCAGCCTTGACCAATTCGATATAGTTGGGAGAGGCGCTTAATACTTGCGTCTTTACCTTAATCACTTCAGCATCAGCAAGGGCATTGATTACCTTAGACGCGCTATCTCCCCGGGCCGTTGCTATTAGCTTATTGGCTTCGGCAATAGATTGCTGTAATTGCATCTTAGAGGTTTCGGCATCCTGCTTTGCCTTTATTTTGTTATTGATTGAATTGGCTAAATTAGAATCACTGGGAATGGGCTGTTTTGTGATATTGAAATTATCAACAATAAAGCCTTCTTTGCCTAGCCTTTCGGTAAGCTGCGCTGCCACCGTATGCTCGTAATATGGAAGACTATTCAATACAGAATCCACCGTCATGGTCCCGGATAAATCTTGCATCGTACCTCTTACTACATTTCTGAGATAAGTACTGGTGATCCTTTCTAAATCGTCTGTCCGATATTTGAGATAAATCTTGCTTGCCAAATTAGGATTGACACGATAGTTAAAGCCTACGTCCATTCTAAAACCTGCGCCGCCTAAACAGGAAACTATAATAGCCTGTCCTGATTGAGAACCTTCTTTATCGTCATCACTCCAAACTACATGTTGTTGCGTAGTGGGAAGAGTTACTATATAAGATATCCCGGGAAATACGAAATTATATCCTGTGATAACGGGAAGGCTATCAACTCCCCGGTAATCTCCTGAATTGCTTATTTTAAATCCTACTTCAGTCGGACTTACACGGTGGCATCCAGCAAAAAGAAGAATAATAATTATAAAAGATATTGAACCGGCAATGATTAAATTTTTCATTTTACTTTTTATTGTTTGTTTTACAAATTAAAATTGATCCCAAAATTATAACGACGAGAAACAATAATCCGCCAACATTCTCAAACGTGGAGCGGGTGCTCATGAGCCTAAAGGATACGTCTATCAAATAAGCTATGATTATCCCGAATATCACCCATTTAAAAATTATTGCCGCTGTCTCTAGTTTCATAAAAATATTTTACCGGGAAATATAATCGTATAGAAGATCCTTTATTTTGCTACTTAGAGTCTTTCTGGCCTTCCTGTTCTTTATCTTCCTATTCTCATTATCGATTATGGTGCACACTTGTTCTATCAGTTCCTCAGGGGCCTTGAAACTATATTGATGCTGTTTCTTCTGTTCCATACCGCTAAGGTAATACTGACTTTCGGAACTACCAAAATTAATTTTACAAAAACTCCCGACCAGAAGCCGGGAGAAAACTGTAAATATGAATAAACAAGACAGAAATGACTAAATATCAACATACTGCGTACCGGCAATAAACTCTTTTTTATTGTACATATCCAATAGATCACGCCAGTTATGGCCGTATTTGTTCTCAAAATGCGGGTTATCATGAAATCCTTCGGGGAAATCGCCTCCCCATGTCATGCCGTGATCTTTCATAATGGCGACCACTTTCATCCAATTTGGACCTACTACATTATCCTCTTTCCCATTTGTAAGCATTGCAAAATCGAAGGCAAATCCATAATTATGATATGATTGCCCGGCCTTAGCCTTAGTGACAATGTTTCCTGGCGATCCTCTCCCTTGAACGTACAAAGCATTACTTTCGGCAAATGTTCGCAAACCTTGGACTACCACTATCTTTACGTTAGTAGGCATTGCGGATTGCGCTTCAGCCCATGCGTCAATCGCCGATTGCCTGAACTTTGGATGTAAAGTATTCAAATTATCTAATGAGCGCTGATCCATGATTAATGAAATTTAGAGAATAGCCAAAGAAAAAAAATAAGGAACCCAATGGTTAAAAGGATTCCAAATAACCATATAAAGAATATATCTTTTTTGGGTTTTCTCAATGGTTAGTTAGTTGGAGTTAAATATCCATTAGGACCGGTAGCGGCCATGGGCTTTCCCATTGTAAAATCGTATAGTACACCTAAGACTAGATGCTTGTTTAAAAGAACTATCGATAAGCCAATAGCTCCTGTTGTTTGCCAGTTCGTCGGGGCCTGCTTACCGGCCCCTCCATATAATCCCCCCTCAATGGCATAATCAGTCACCCATCGACCGGTTGCGACCTTCTTTGTATCGTGTTCATACCCTGCCGTGAACCCGGCGTAAATGGCCGATGTACTATTGGTGCCGATAGCAACGAGAGCGGAAAGCCCTCCTATGCGAAATCCATTATAAATAGAATCTCCTGCCGGGGTAATAACCATAGCCCTTGATCGAATGGGCGATCTTGAAGCGGATTTAATTGGGGTATTCGTTGGAAGCGGATCAAAGATGCTCTGGGAAAAAGAAACATTGGAGATAATAAGCAGTGCGATAATAACTAAATAGACCTTCATTTTATTTATTATTTTGGTTGAGACTTTATTTCGGGCTGGGTGACTACGTTGCCAACGACTACAGGCTTTTCTGCTTCAGTCTGATTCGATAAGACTGTTTGTGTCGGAGTTAGATAGTTTTTAGTCAGGTAGGCTATTGCCGCTGATCCTGCTGTTATCGCTATCAACTTCCAATTAAATGTAAGTGATCCGGCCTCAAATGATTGTTCAATTGTTGCTAAGACGGGAGCCGCTACGGCCAAGATGAGGGCTTTAATTCCATCTGCCAAGTTGAGACTATACTGTTTTTGTACTGTGATTTGTGCCATGTTTTTATGGTTTTCTGTTTTCTTTATTTTGAAGTGCTATGAGAATATCCGTTAGTTTGTCAACGACCTGATCTAACCGGGCATTTACTTTATCAAACTGTTCTTTTGACTCTTTTTTATTCTGTTCTAAATCACTTATTCTTATCTCCTGGCTTACAATTTTATTGCTCTGATTTACAATCATGGTCCCTACGGACATTATTAAAATCATCAGAGAAATAATAAATTGCCATACTTCAATTGGCTTTCTCATGCTTGTAACGGGTTGTATCATGTTTGAATATTAAAATTGCACCGATAAACATAATCAGACCCTCTACAGTCAAAGCAATTTCGTTCCTACGAAAAAAGAGAACATAATTTGCTATATCTACAATGCTTACCCAAAATAATGCCCATAAAACTACCTGTAATTTACGGGTTTTAACTTTAATTATCAGAAAAGACAATAATACGAATAAAGCCGATATCATTAACTCCGAATAGACCATATACCAACGAAAGTCCTGATTCACTGTTTTATCGAATAAAATCCAACTAACGGACCGAATAGGGGCATTATTCCAATAACGGTGGATAAGACATACCGGCCAAGACAAAAATAATAATATCAGCGCTATAGTATTCCTCATGGTTTACCTGGCTGACCAGGACCACTTGGATTTGAACCACCAGTATCATCGAATGCCTTTTCAGGAATCTTCCCACCTACCCAATCAGCCTTTATTTCAGCCGTCAATTTTTGGATTAATTCAATTTTTTCAAGTGTTGTAAGGGGTTTTGTTGGCATATTTTTATTTTTTATCTTGTTTGCCCAAATGGTTTAAATCCTGTTCCTCCAATGAGTTTGTGATTGGTTCGAACGAAGTACATAGACACGATTAAAAAGAACGCATTCGTTAATGCTTCGCTAGATATTTTATTTATGGCACAATAAACATTAGATACGGTTATAATAACGGCTATGATTGCCTGCGTGTATTCCCAAATCAAATTTATGCGCCGTTGCCCTGCTGTTGTAATGTCTTCCTGCTCGGTTGTCGTTGGCGATAATGGTTTTTCTTGTTCTGCCATTAAGGTAAAGTTATAGAACTTCCGTCCGTATAATTAACAGTTATTGATTTAATTGTTTTAACTACAGGAGGGGGAATAACAACCGGAGGGGGTATTACAACAGCACCAATTGCCAAGGATACAGCAAATTGGTAGATGGATTTGCCTAATACATTTTTTGTCCATGTTGGATTATATCCATCCGACCATACTGGATCTCCATGGCCAGCGCCAGCCCATTCGGTCCATGCACACAATTCCGGAGCTATGTTATTCAATGCTTGATATTCGGCTTTCCTTGCGGAGTAAAAAGAATCCATAGTCCCACATCCTTGCCAGTAAAACACTTTGTTTTTTAAGAACAGGGAGGGGGTATAGGTTCCTGGAATACTGGGCATATCCGAAACTGTTCCCTGAGAACTAAAAAGAACCAATCCGGCCAATTCCTGTAATTGATTTTCGCTATTATTAGCGAACCACGCCCAATCCTGACCGCCTCTCGACAAGCCTGTACCTATAATAACACTGATATTATACAGGCTCCTTGCGACTGTTACATACTGTTGTATTTCCGAGGGACGCGGGTTGGGGTTTATGTTTTGTATCGCCAAGATAATAATATCCAGCCCAATATCCACCCCTTGTTTCAGATATAGAAACGGCCCGTGAATAGTCAGCAGCGCTGCATTTGTGCCAATTTCTCCGGCACCGGGTAGAAATATAAGACATGGGTATTGCTTTGATTTATCGTACCCAGCCGGCAAATACTCCATCATATTTAAGCCGGTTGCTCCAAGCTTTTTTGTTGTTATTGTAGACATATAAACTTATTTTAATGGGCAATAATTTTACTTCCTGTGGGAATAGATATGGTATTCGATGAATTTACTGTTATTGTTACATTTTGATTTGCCGTTAAAGTACCATTGTCTGTTATCTTCAAATTAAAAACATGAACCCCAGGCGTTAAGCCCAAAATAGTTGCTTTTGATGCGGAAGGCAATACAATGGTGGCGGCATTTCCTGAAATCTGTGTCCAAACATAGGAAACTATGGTTCCCGAAGAAGTAGAACCAGTTCCATCTAACACAATATTATTGGCATTTATTGTCCGATTGCCACCTGCATTGCAAGTAAGCCCAGAGGTTGGGCCGCATGCGTGGCAATTGGCTGTAACCGCTCCCGAAACGCATCCTGCACAACCTTGCGGTATAGCTGCGCTTACACCATATGGATCAACTTTAATTAGATAAATAACGTCCCAGGAGTCTGGGTAAAATGAAGATAAATCGCCCCCGTCGCCCGGGCATTCAATTACGCCATTAGGGATAACACCTCCTTTATTTCTACCGCAGGAATAAAGGCCATCGTATCCCGTTATATATTCCGCAAAAGCAAAATTTACTCCGGTTGATAGCCCGTAGAAATTATGCTGTTTACTTATCTGGACGGGATGCGTTTGAGGTAATAATAGCACTCCTGAAGGATCTATGAACCACGGAGTAGAGCCGCCGCCAGGAGATGCTAAATTGGATGCCACCCCATTTCCACCACCACCCATTGAAAGATCGCCAAAATAATGTAGGGTACTATCGTTAGCAATCGCATAAAATCCTGTCGAAGTGGCTCCTATTGTCATGATGCTGGTACTGCCAGTGGCATTGAATATATAAGTTTCTACACTATCTGTTAAATCAGTTGGCGAACTATATGAAGGATTTCCCTTATTTCCCATATACCCAGCATAATTGCTTGTGCCATAAAGTTTCCCAGTCTTGCCAAGTGACAATATCCCCGGAGCCGCGCCGCCGACAACTTGTGTTATCGAATCTGCTCCCGGATAAGTAATTTGTATCGGAGTAGCGTAATTAGATCCTGATACCGGGCGTCCAAGATAAGATACGGTCCCATTAGCACCCCACGAAAATACTTTGCCATCATTTTGCCGATATCCCGCAACTACTCCGGCGAACATTTGTACCACCCTCTTACCGGAAGCTAATCCGAACATAAGGGTAGGTCGCATTAAAGTATCCGAGCCAGTGAATCCATCCCCACCCATACCAAATACGCGCCAACCAGAATAAAAAATACTATCGCTGGAAATTCCCTGCTTCACATAGTAATTACCTTCAGCCCCCGTACCTCCTATCTGTATATAAGACCCCTGAACGATGATAATATTTGTGAAGGCAAGTCCTCGGGAATCTGTAAGTATTTTCGTAAGTGAACTTCTGCCAGCTAAATCACCTACTCCTAATTGACCCTGATCACCTCCACCATTTACCCAAACGTTTCCGCTGGCATCAATCGCCTGACCTCCATGTAACGTGCTGCTCACAAAAACAAATGTAGTTCCGGTGCCAGTTACCTTTGCGGGTATGCCTGATGTTCCGGCACCTCCCCTGCCGGTTAGACTTAAATTGGCGGAAAAGCACATATAATTCCCAACCGAGTCAATGGCGGGAACAGTATATTCTCCATTCGCAACGGTCCAGTTATACGGCCCTTGGCCAAAACAAAGAACAGGTAAAAATAATAATATGGTAAGTAGATTTTTTATTTGAAAGGGAATAAAGGTATAAGATTGGGTTGTTGGTATAGAATTACAGATTGATAAGGGGTTAATACAAGATTACCCTGCCCGACTGATACTCGATTAGGAGTATAGTATGATCTGGGTGCCACAAAAGTTTGATTTGAATTGGTTGGATTAGAAAAGAATAGAAATTGCCCGGCATTGCTTAATGCAACCGGAGATATTTTGCTATGCAAATCTAAGCTATACAATGTCTTCCATGTGGCCAAACTCATAAACTGATGGCCCGGAGTAAATGTCTCTATGACACTAGTTTCATCCAAGGCATTCGATATTACATTGCTGTCCAGCCTACCAGCTTTAGCTACATCGTTGGACGAACCGTTGGCTACGTAGTATCCAGCTAATTGAGTGATATTTGTGGCAACCATGTTGTTATACATAATTGTATCGTTGCGGATGGAGTCTCCAGGAGATGTATCCAAGTTCACCCCAGATGTACCATTACTATAAAAATTATTATACATTACCTTGCACTGCTTTGCCGAATGTAAGAAAATTCCGGAGCCGGAACAACTGTCGGCAGTATTTCTAAGGACAATTATATTACTGGCTCTGCTATCCAAGTAATATCCATGAGCGAAAGCATTGACCGTGTGTGTAGTCCCAAAATGCTGACCTATCCCATGAGACACTATATTCTCAATCAGTGAATCTGGCCCTCCATCATGTACACTAATATAAATACCTCCTCCATCACATAAATGAAGATTAAATGAATCTACGTGATTGCGATAGTATATATTTGGAGAACCGCCGTATTGAGTGGTTGCGGCACCTCCGATATGAAAAAAATTATTATTGTAAATAGAATCACGAATACCAAAGATCGTTAGACCGCCATAAGTCCCACTACCTGTTGCCCCCATACCTGGAATGTCTGCACAGTATTCTATTGAATCTCCATTAATTTTTGAATCGTGGACTTCGCAAGGATAGATGCAATTGAATCCCATATTATTGGCATAACGAATAGGTGTATTAGCGAATGTGCAATTGGAAAGAACCGTGGAAGAGGCACTTTTGATATCGATCCCGTTGATTCCGCAAAACTGAATATTGCAATTGATAATAGAATCATTATTGACATTTGAAATAAAGGATACCCCCATCTTATTGGCTCCTTCTATCTTTATTCCTTTCAATGTTACATAAGATCCCGTTATGACAACAATGGTATCAACAGTTGCCGCTTCAATCGTATTGCTCCCCAATCCTCCCGGCATGTACACTTGCATCTTACTGGTGCTATTCTTCCAATACCATTCACCGAACAACGTCAATGTTCGCGGATCATTTTGCATAAAATATCCATACCCTACAACCGGAGTAGACACGAATCCAGCAACGCTTATTACACCTCCAACGTGATTAGTGATCGTATGTGTTTCAATGGAGAAGTCATTATTTCTTGTGGCTAAATTTGCACCGGTCCAATTGGTATCGGTAGATAATGTCGGCCCTGTTATTGAAGTGGATGTGGCAGCAGTTTGATATAGATACCCCGCCTGCCCATTGGTGATATCGGGATACCGTCCTTGATATTGATTCGATCCATTTACCCGAACCATATTTACCGTAACGGCACACCCGACACAAGTAGCTTCGTATACATTTCCGGATACCAGCGTAAACCCCGAAAAAGTATAAAAACCACTCCATATAGGCATCCCCGTTCCATAGGAAGTAACTACAATCGAATTTCCAGATAACCCAGAAGCGGTTAGTCTGGGCGCTCCAAGAAACTTATCCCCTCCATTGAAAAGTACAGAATCCCCAGGGTTCAATGTCGGAAATAAGGCATTGAATTTTGTAATTGTCTGCCAAGGAGACCCGATAGTTCCGGCACCAGCATCACTCCCCGCATTGGCGAAATAATATTTAGCCCCAAAAGAACAAAATGAAAAAATGGTAAAAATTATAGTTAATACGGTTTTCATTAATATAATTGAGTTATGGAAGAACCAGCATCATAAGTAATACTTCCTGTGCCAGTTGTCAGAACAGTAGATACCGTAATCGTAGTTCCTTGTTTGACTCTAATGTCCATTGGAGAATATCCGTTCGCCCCCGTTGCAGAAATTCCAGTGGTCGCTCCTTGTACAAAAAAACTTTGAGTTCTCGAAGTACTTGTTTCGTCCGTATAAGATACTTGCAATTGAATAACATCTAGCGATACGGCTGTTACGGTTAAATATCCGCCCACTCTATATGTATTGAAACTTCCGCTGCCGGGAGCAGCATAGGACGTTATCGTTGATGCGGTAGTTTGGGCAGTAAGATCAGCCGAGGCAACAATTCCATTTAAAGAACTGGATGTTCTGCTTATTACAATCCATCCGCTTATCCCAGGGTTATACTGCAAGACATAAGTATATCCATTCAGCAAAGTTGAAAGTGTACTGGCATCTGGATTTATTACAGTAGTCGAAAAACTCCATGAAAAAGAAGTAGATGTATTTCTATTAGAAAAAACCATTATTCTGGCGGCCAGCGGAGGAGTTTGTAAAGTTATAGTTCTATTGGCAGTAATGAGTGGCAACGTGTATAAAACGCCTTCGTTAGCTGCCGTATAATTAGCATCAGTAGCAGTAGTCCACCCAAAGCCAACAGATCCTCTTAATGCGATAGTATCTGCATAAGATTCAAGCCTAGCCAAATGGCTGCCAGATGTGCCTAAATCAAGTTGGAATCCAGACCCAGCAATATTTGTATTTTGAATTAAAGTTCCTCCCCAATATACACTATCACCTGTAGGAGCATTGAGGCCGTTTGAAAAATTAAGATTGAATGTTCCAGATCTCCAATGTACTTGTCCTGTAGCTGGGTCAATTGTGGCCACACTATCGTTAGCCCCAGCACTTGTAGTTCCTGTAAATATAGGGGCCGGTTGTGTTTGTTTCCCGGTCCAAGTATTAGCATGACCCAGAGCTAACGATGCTACCACGGTTCCTGTTGTTGGAGAAATAGTTAACGTTCCATCTGAATTAGCTACAGAATTAACGGCACCTCCGCTTCCTCCGCCATTCCTGTCACCAACGTTTCTCCAAGTATTAGCCACCGAATCATAATACATGAACCCACCACGGGCCATGGAGTCTGTATTGATCATAAGCAACCCATTCGCTATGGGCGTTGTTATAGCTGCTATTTCTGCCGTAGTATGTCTGGGTATCAATATCCCTTTATGACCAGTTGTATCATTTATAATAAGTTCGGAATTTTTTCTAAGCGTAATCATTCCCGGCCCTATTTCCATTGGACCTCCCCATTGGGTGGTATCTCGTCCAGGTGCTCTAATAGCATACGCATTACCCACTCCACTTGTTTTTTGAGGGTCTATTAAAATGCCTGTGTTATTCGTTATATAGGATGAACTGGTCATAGATGGAGATCCGATCCATAAGCCATAACAATTAGTACAACCACCAGTGTTATTCCCCGTCCATGCTGCCTTGAATCCAAAACCAGTAGATGTGTTGCCAGATGAATTAAATCTTCCTGTAAAAGATCCTCCTGCATAAATACCAGTTGTGCCGGTGATCTGATTGCTCATATCTATATTAAATCCTGTAATAGAAGACACATTAACCGTAGCTACATAGGAAGGGTTATCTCTTAAACCATTGGCAGATGAATTTAGGGCCATTGAAAAAGCTGGTTGAACTAATAATCCTTGATTTGATGAAGAAGCCCCAACTGCTATAAATGGAGAGATAGAATCTAATCCCGTAAACTTATTATTTCCAGATAGCAAATTACCGATAACATCTACTACTTTAATATTAGGGCCTATGGTGTCGTAAACTAAAATCACCGGTCTTCCCGTTCTCTGAATAGCATGAACGGATGTTGTATCTATGGCAAGAAATCCAAATCTATATGTGTAATGAGTGCCGGTATCTTTCCCTAATAAATTTATAATGGCTGATGGAGATTGCTGAAGAGGCGGAAGAACTCCTCCTACCTGAGACTTAGCAACAAAAGAAGCTAAGATCAATAATACAGTTAATGTTTTTTTCATATCAATTTACGATATTATACGACGATCCATCCCATTTCAGATGATAAGTCGTAGGAGTTGAATTATTTAGCGTAGTCACTGCATTATCCCCAAAGTCTAAAACTGTCGCCCCTGCGAATGTCCAAGTAAATCCGGAAGTGTTCAGGCTTTTTACTATCAAATCGGTTATCCCGGAAGGCAATGTAATAGTTCGATTGGCTTGCCCGGTAAGATCAGCAAGACGTATGAATGTTTGATTTGTTACAGTAGCATTAGCCGTTCCATTGAATAATGTATAAACAACGGCAGATGATGTTGCCTGTGGGTAAATCTTATACCTTGCGCCACTATTACCCGTCCAATAAAGACTATCAACCAAAGATTCTATATTTCCTGCAACAGCGACGGTAGTCAATGCGGCAGAAGTGGTTTTTATGTTTAGGGGCGCTACGCTGGCAGTTCCAGCAGGTAGGGAAAGTGCTATTCCGCCGGCCGGGGCGATTCCGATCCCAGATAATCCAGTTGCATAAAACTGGCCATTGACATAGAGCGCCTCCCCGTGCTGTCCCGCATAGAGAATATTCAATCCGGAGGGGTATATTCGCATGACCTCCGAACCAGCGCCGAAAAATTCTGTATTGTATCCGGCCGTAAAAGTTCCTATCCTGTTCTCTCCGGTGGCATGGTTAATCTTGAATCCTCCCGCATCGGCCCCGGTACTATTTTGAAAGGACACTCCTTGAAATTGATTTGGATTGGCAACAGACTTGTATACCCAAAAGCTGTCAGATAAGTATGTCATCTTCAGCGCCGTCTGATTGAGAAGAGATCCGGCGAAGGATGACCCGCTCTTGATCTGTACATCCCCATTGCTACCTCCTGGTGAACCGCTACCGCCTGATCCCCCATTTCTCTTCACCCATCCTGTGGAAGGAATCCTTAAGGAACTGTCCCCATTGGGAGGATCGAATACAAGGTTCCACTTCCCGCCCATGTTATAGGTGTTCGTTGTCTTTCCGAGCGACTGCACCAGCTGCGCCCTGGCCCCGAAGGATACAAATAATAATATGAGGAGGAGTTTTTTCTTCATGTTAATGGACTTGTAAGTATGATCGGTTAAGGGCTGTATTGTAAGTGTGTATGATCGATGCCAGCAGCGCCACCTTATTAGCCGGCAACCCTTTGGTAATGGCTATCGTCGCAAATCTCACGGGGACGGTAGCCGGAAAAATGCTCGGGGTATTATCAAAATAATATACTCCGAATGGAATGTTCTGCCCATTCAGGAAGGATGAGGATAACCCCGCAGGTGCGTCAATACTTTCGGAGGTGGTGGTCCTGACCAATCCCTCCCGATTGACCACATTGCGCCCGACATAGTAGGCATCCACCCCAGTATACGGCGGGAAATTCATGGCCTGACTGAAAGTAGAGGCGCTATTATAAGTCAGCGCATCGAAATTGGTACCATTGAATCTGCCGCTCATCGGTCCATCCCCAAAGAGATAAGGCGTTCCCCCTCCCGTTGCAAGGTTCGTGTATATGAATATGCCGTAAGAGGTCTTACGCAATGAACTGTCCCGGCGAGGCACTTCTACTCGGGCATTACCGGATGTGGTAAGCCCCAATGAAGAACTATAGGTAAGGGCATCCCCGCCTCCTCCTGGATTGATTGGAATTAGCGTGGATGATCCCGGCACCTTGGCATTGACCTGGTAAGAGGTGACATTATCTCCGAGCACCGGATACAACTGATCGACGTACTGCCAAAGTCCCCCCTGAGAGAGCTGCGAGAACATGCTCGTCACTGCCGCTATCTGTGCCGTGTTGGTGATATTGGCCGTAGTCAGGTAAGAAGAAAGGGCGGCCGTGTTGTTGACAACGTAGTATTGGTTGGGTACAGCTTCGTTCATATAGGACAGCAGGGCATTGGCGGCAAAATTACCAGCCAGCCAACAGCCATAATCCGTGTAATGAATGCCGTCAAAGGAATAATGATAAGTAGAATTACTGTCTGGATATTCCTTTAGAATCGGTATACTTGCCACATCTATAATTCCATTTGCAAATCCTAGCCAGGCCGTTCGCATCCAGGTGTTGATAGTGTCTGTTGCTTGAATAAGATTCATACCGTAGGTATCCAAGCCAGAAGTAGGTGTATTGAAAAACCCATGGTTCGTTGTTGTATCCCTACCGGACTGCGCCACTACCAATACTTCCCATCCATCCGCCCGGGCCGTATCACAGTATTGCTTCAGCTTCACCTTGTACCTGCCTATACTTTCGCCGTAGTAAAGCTGGTTAACTTCTTCCCAGATGATCAGGATATTTCTTTTCCCGACCTGGATGAGGGGTCGTATGGTGGACGCGTACCGGCTTATCTTACTTTGTGGCTGAGTAATTCCGCCTATGATCGTGTCGAGCGTCTGATTACCAACCGATTGATTATTGATAAATATGCGCTGAAAGGGCGTCCCGGCCCCTGCTGTGTTGGACATGATGGCGTAAATGCTGTTGATCGTACTGTCGGTGGTCTGGGAGCCTTTGGGGATAGAATTTCCGTCGAGCACGACATTGAATAGCGGATATGTCGTATTCCATGGGAGTTTTTTGTACAAAATCCTGACATAACTCCCCGTATCGAGAAGCCCTTGATTAAATTCTACTGCCCCGGTTGATCCGTCGAATGTCCAATACGAGTTCCCCGTTCCCAGATCCCTAGCCGGGAGCAGAACGTTATCTATAAAGATATTCAGCACTTTACAGGTCTTTAGCGAATCGTTTTGATAGAACGAATTATTCAGCGTGTTGACGTAATCAATTGTATTGACCGCATTTAATAGTGCATAATTTAATGAGTCGGAGATATTATGGCGCGGGGCTATTACGGCAGTGTCTACATTTGTTGTGACCGGTGTTGAACCATTATAAGACCCGCCAGTCAATCCACTTCCCAAAGTTAGCGTGCTGCCACCTCCGCCGCCACTTGTAGTCGTATCCTCAATAATATTACCAAGTGCATCTTCTGCAAGACCGTGAACTTTAAGTCCCAAATGTGTTCCACTACCCCAACCAGTTAATTGTATCGAATCAGATACTAAATGAATATATCTTTCCGATACATTTATCCTACTTGCTACTATTCCGTTATCGGCTCTTAAATTTATTCCATTTGTAGTTCCATCTCCAAAAGGATTATCAGCAAATGTCCCTACTTCGCTAACGGTTGAATTATTCCCTCCAAGTGTTCGCAATAAACTTTGATTTGCCTGCACTACAAAAGTGCTGTAATTTGGAGGAATTATTTTTGTTGAGATACCAAAGAAAGAAGTACTGTCAATGTTTAACTGATGATTATTTGCGTCAATGATATTATCTCCTAATAAAGTGCTGCCAGCCGATAATACTTGTTGCAACGTGGGGGTAGCCGATCCACCTACGATAACATATCTCAATCTGGGAACTCCATTTACCCAATCATAAACACTATCACCTCCATTCATGGAAGTACTATCTAATTTATTATTGAACTTGGTAAAATCGGTAGACTGAATAACTCCTCTTGCCGATCCGGACCCTGTAGGAATATTAATAGTGAGGGCTGCCCCCAGAGCCGCCGGAGTAACCGGTATGGAAACGTCAGACCCTGTGGCTGTAAGATTAAGTCCTATTGAATTGTTAGTAAGAGCCGAATTAGGAATATGCAATAAAGTATTATTGTTGGCGTCTATTGTATGGTTTGTCAGAGAAACAGTAGCGCTATTTTTTGTTGCATCACTTGTGTTATTTACTAAATCCAATGCTAAGTTTTGTTTAGCCAAAGGAATACTGGCAAGATCAGAAAGGTTATTTGCAGCTAATAAAAATCCGGCTGTACTTACTGGGTCAGTGAACATTTCCACTAAGCTACTATCTGCCGTATTTTGTTTCCACCAATATACATGGATCGTCCCTCCAATAAATGTTCCATTAGATTGCAAGGCTCCTCCTACATTTACCACTATAGGAAATTGCCCTGTTCGGAACATAGGGATAGAAGCGGGAAAATAAGATTTAACTTCTGTAATGCCATTGAATGGTCTCCAAAGAAAATTAATGGAATCTGCTTTATAGGTTCTCCCTCCATCCGGGCCAGCCTTTGCCATTGCATATGGCTTATTTGAAACAGTAAATAATGGGGTATATCCAGGATTATAAATTGCTTGCCCTCTTGCAAAGAAGCTTATAAAAAGCGCGGATATGAATAATAGTTTTTTCATTTAGGCATAAATTAAAGAAGTGTTATTTTTAGCAGGGGGTATCAACTTTCTGTAAGTTGAACTTCTATTCAATCCCTTTGCTTCACAAGCTTCAAATACATTACTATAGAATATGCCAGTTTGAGTATCCAGCACTATTTTGCCGTTGACGGCATTCCCATTTCTTCTTCCGAACATTGGATGGGCATTTCCTTTTTTCCCATACAGAAAGCTATCCTCCCCTTTTGGCATAGATTCGAACCGCCCATTACTAAGGGCATCTTTAATATTATCTTTTTGTGTGCCCCATGCCAAATTTACAAGCCTGTTGTCGAGACGATTGTCATTTAAATGCCTAACATACGGCAAATTGTTTGGATTAGGTATGAAAGTCATGGCTAATAATCTATGCAATTTGAAACTAGTTCTTAGTCCTTCTTTATTAAGATTAACACACAAATAACCATCCCTTATATTTTGAGCTATAAATCTTTCCCTAACATATTGCTCCCCATATCTTGAATGATATATTTTTCTTTCTAGGCTTTTTATGCGTCCATCCGGACTTATTTTATAATATCCTTCAAAACAACAAATATCGAAATATAAATTATCGTTCATATTGTCATATTAAGATAGCGTGAGCAAATTTGTGACGTCCATTGTACATTGACCTCTTGATGCATAATAGTCCCAACCTCCGAATGTCACAACTGCCTCAAAAACGACGTCTGGTATTGTGCCATTATTTAATGGGGTATTATTCCAGATTGTTTTAATTGATTCTCCTGCCGGAACTTTCGCAAGAATATAGACATTTGACGGCATAGCGGGCGGTAATGTTATAACTATTGGCGCATCGTGAACTATTGAATAAGTTGTACCATATGTAAATGGATCGCTATTCGTCAATAGGACGGGGTAGAAATCAACGGAAGGACTATACGTAAAGAAGCCGGCAAGCGAAGCCGTAACAGTTAATAATCCTTGAATAGACGTTACACTTCCAGTTGCATTGGTAGCAACTACGCTATAAAGACCTCCACTCTGAATCAATTGAGCGTTAGATATGATGTAGGATGAGCCTATTGCCCCTGGAATCAATATGCCATTAAGATACCATTGAAACGAAACTGTCGTAGCAGAAATAACACTTACAGAGAATGTCGCCGTAGCCCCTACCAGGACGCTTTGATTAGCAGGACCGGTAATCACCGGCAATGAACCGGCAAGATTGTTTAGTATTGTTTGGGCTTGCCCTTGGTATTGTAATATTGAAAAAAGATAGTTCGATGTCGATATGAGAGTTGGGTCACTTGGATTTAAATCATATCTATTCTGTACCCCCATTCTTTCCATATATATTAATCTCGCCAACCTCTCATTAATACCACCACCTTTAAAAGCATTTTCGTATGCGGATTTAACGATAGCAAGATACTCGCAGATTTTTGCTATTGTAAGAATTTGAGATATTGTAAGTGCGCTTGCCATTAGAAATATAAAGTAGGATTATTGAGCATTATTTGATATAATGAAATAGATATGTTAGCTGAAAAAATATCATTTCCCACATTGATAGCCTGTATAGCACTATCTATTAGTGTTCTTAATTTACTTTTGCTTTGGAAATAATTTTGATCATTCAAGAATAATGGGTTGGCTTGTTGCTGTTGTGTTAGCCCATAATAAAACAATTCAGCATACCCAGTAAAAGCATAAATAAGGCTTTTAGTATACAAAGGCACAGCGCCTGAATTATTCCAATTAATTTTTATATTGAGCGCCAAATCTGCCACAAGAGGATTTATCGTAATAGACAAGCCGGCAGATAATGGGAAATCGAAAGTACCAAAAATGCTATTGTCGGCTTTGTATAAAATTATTTGCCGATCCGTAATGGCTCCGTCTGCCCCTGTGCTGATATCTGCAATAGCTATGGCACTCGGGTCTGAAGTGATTGAAATTGTAAAATTCTGTGCAAAAGCCATGACATTTAACGGTTTATCGAAATTACTAATATTTTGTTATATTACTGGAATAAACCTTCCTTTTTCAAGGCTTCGGCCATTTTAGTTCGTCGGGCCACATTTTCCCAAACCGTCTTATAACTGGTCTCTTTTAGTCCTTTCCCGGAAGTTGGCCTTTCTTCGGTGAACTTATCGTCTTTCAGTAGGCCATTTGCTTTGTAATCTTCCATCATTTTTTTTGCCGTTCCCTCTCCTGCATTATATGCTACCAAAGAAAAGAAGTCTCTTGCCTTCGGGGATAGGGTGGCTCCCGTCTTTTTTGCATACTCATCTACAGTATCGTAATTATCTTTTAAATAGGCTGCTTTGGCCAAATAAGCATCCTCTACCGTTTTAAAATTAGCGCTGTTTGTGGTTACCGGCTTCCCTCCGCTGCCCAATTCCCCCGGCTTCGGAACGTATTGTTTAAAGGAATTACCAAAATCCTTTGGCAAATACCCTTTTTGGATATAACGAGGGACTTCGCTTACAAATTGATCCAAACCAAAGTCTGTTGACCCGCTGATTGGATAGCCCTTTTCTCCATTATCCGAAACCTCTCCTTTTTGATTCGGGAACAGACCGCTCATGCCTTCTTCCATGGCAGATGAATAAAGTAAAGCTGGGTCCAATCCAAGTTTTGAGGCCGTTTTGATAGACATGTTTTTGGCAGTACCAGATGCCCCTTGCGGTATTTCATTTACCCTTAACGGGGTATCTCCTCTTCCTTGCATTAAAGGCCCATACGTTTTAGTCCATGTTTTAGCATAGTTGAGCCGAGAAGCTGGATCGTCATAGTTAGGCAATGGTATAGTTCCTTTTGCAGGGGGCGGCGGCGCTCCTGTGGCTTTCCCAGTCGCATACCCTTCAATATCATTCCCATATGTTCCTTTTTGTGGGTAATAAAGATTTGCCGTTGCGGAATCAAATCGGCCTGTAGGATCTGGAACTGGCTTATTTAGGTAAGTATCCGGCAAGCCCTGGCGTACATATTTCAACTGTTCCGGGGTGAGATTTCCAAATTTATCCCCCTTTCGTATTTGGTAGGCTTCATATTGAGCGGCTGCAATATGGTTTGGGGTAAGAGTCGTATTCGGATTCAGTTTTTTATATTGATTTAATAAGTTGATGCCTGCCTGAGGGTCTTTATCTAAGTCTACTCCCTTTTGCTGTCCGGCATAGTCAAGAAAAGAATTCCATTCGCCCCTCTGTTGAACAGAAAGTGGTGTATACCCTTTTGGCGCTGTCGGCGGATCTCCTGGTCCTATGTTATTTAATTCATTCATCTATGTGCTGGTTGGCGGCTTTCTTTTTGATTTTTAGTAGGCACTTTCTCCCTTAATCCAGGGACGCCCATTTCAAGATGTTCGCCCAATGTTTCCGGCTTATGTTTTACCGACCCGGACTGAAACCACTCTTTTCCTTCTGCAATATTTTGTAATAAAGCTGGTTCTATTGTGCTTTTAGCCATTTCATCCAAGAAATAACTTCTTTCCTTATCGCTTTTAATAGCTTCTAAAATTCTAGTCGGCTGATCGACCAATGGCTCGTGCTCTGCCAATCCTAACGATGCTGCCATTATTCCAGAGGTTATTCCTTTTGGAATATCTTTTACTTTTGTATCGGCTACTCTTCTAATAGTTGATCCTAACTGCATAGTTTGGAATATCGGACTTTCAAGTAACCAAATAGGTATAGTGTGTCCAAATATTTTTGCAGCTCCCGCTTTTACATCCTTGTCGTCTCTTTTTTCTCCTTGTTGATAATAACCTCCGAATGTCGTTGGATTAAAATATCCCAACAATAAAGCTCCGGCTCCTAAACTACCTTTTTTTAAATTTCTCATAACCATATCGGCTTCATCTTCAGATAAGTTTTTAAGCCCTTTTGTAAAAACGGCATGCGCTATTTTTGCTGCTCCTATGGGTAATCCTGCTACGTGTGTACCAACTTCCCCCACAATATTAGTAGGTACTTTTACAAAGGGAATCATCCATTGCATAACTGTCGCAGTTCCCTTAGACAGCTCTGGATATGTTTTAGACTTTTCCAAAGAGCTTATAAAAGATCGATATTTATCTGATACAAAATTGTCTTGCATAAAAATAGCCCGATTTGCGTCCTTATATGCCTGTAAGGCTATATGCGATTGTACAAGAGGGTCTGAAACATCTACTCCATTTTTAAGATTAGCCGTTATTCTCTTTGTCATGGATCGTTCAAAAGCGGCCCTCTTAACTGGTGCTTTAACGGCGCTATGTAATTGCCCAAAAAATCCTAATGCTTCCGGTGGAAGTTCCCCCTTTTTGCCAAAGACAGATTCTATATCTGATTTCCCTCTCTTTGTTTTGCTTAAAATATCATAAGAATCCTTCATTCCTTGCGTAAATGCTGATGTTATCGCTTTTGCTTCTGCCTTAACGTTTAAACCTCCTTCTCCCGTAGCTTTGTTGGCTATAGACGGGATCATTTTCGAATAAATGCCACCTACTCCTTCCTCTATGGGAGTCGTTGTCATTCGCGTAACGGCGGCCATTCCTAATTTGCCTAATGTAGTAATACCGGATAATTTAAAAGCCCGCTCCCATTTAATGAAAGTATCTTGCACTTTATCAAGATTTGTTCGTTTTGATAATTCTATCTTTTTAAGATCGTCATTCCAAGAGTCTTTTTGCCTTTCATATTCGGCCCGTAACTTCATGGCCTGCGGATCAGTTATGGCATATTTTTGCTGTTTGGCCGCATTCTTTATTTGCGTTGGCTTAGATGGTTCTTTCCCAGGTTCTTCTATTTTTGGCTCTTTAAACTCTCCTGCGATAAGATCGTGTACATGACTTTCTGTTAATTCGGGAATTAATGGCTTCAATATAGTATGAATCCCAGCGGTTATCCCTTCCAGCTTATCTATGCCCTGATCAATGAAACTTTTAACCAAATCCGATATATGCGGAGCAACTGCCTTTAATTGTGCTGCCAAAGGAATTGAAGATGTTAAGCCTTCGCCCCCTTTTGCCGCCTTTAAAAGGTCATCACGCATCCTTTGTACAATATCCTTTCTTTCCTTTGAATATTCAGCATTGGTTTTCTTAGGTTTTCCAGATTCTTTCGTCTTGTCTTTAACAATTTTAAGAGCCTTATTCTCTGCTTCTAAATCGGCAATCCTCTTTTCATACGCCGCATTAGCCTCCCTAATAGCATTGTATTTCTTTTCGACTTCGGCCTGTTCCTGATCGGTCAACGGCTCTCCGTCCTTTAAAGCCCTCTTTTCCATCTGCATGTTAACCAACGAGAACTGCCTATCCGCCATCATTTTACGGGCATTCAATCCCCTGGCTGTTTCCCGTCCGATAGCCCGATCCACATCGTATATTTTTTGAAGATCATCCAATATATGAGAACGGGTTAATTGATTTTCCACTACTTTGGCGCTGTCTCCTTTTTCCCATGCATCGGCCATATCTTTATTAGCTGCATCCAATTGCGCCTCTTTTACATTTTGCTGATAAAGGATCATGGCATTTTCCAAGTCCGTTACAGCCCTTGGTTTCTTCCTAAGATCATCCAGCAATTTATCCACGTTGAAGCCCTTATTGATTTTTTTCTGAGCTTCCGCCCATACGGTTCCGAAGTCTCTAGCCGCTTCTTTCATGGCAGGAACTAAACCGGCGGCATTCACTTTCTCTTCCGTTATAGCGTGTTGCGTACTGGTTACTTTATTATCACTGGCTTGCTCTATGAAGGGCCAGTCTTCTTCTTTCCCAGTAACTTGGCCTGGTTGCTGTCCGGAAGGGGCTTCTTTGGTTTGGTTCCCTTCTTCTCCGGGAGGGATGCTCTGTCCGGCGTCTCCGCCTCCCACTGTTTCGCCATTGCTGGCTTGTTGGCCCACATCCATTTTTCCTGCGCTTTGCTCTGTAGTGGCATTTTCTGATAGTTTATCGTGAATAATATTTGAAGTGTGGACTGCTCGGGGAAGATCGGACGTAATGATTTGCGGGATATTGCCGCCCGTTTTATCTTTCAGTTCCTGGCCGACATTATGAGCGTCTTGGACACCTTTTTCTGTAAGATTGGTATTGCCTGAACGAAAGTTATTTTTAGCATTATCTTCCGTTTGTCCGTGACGGATTACATGAATATCGCCATTATCTCCTTTGAAAGTTACTAAATCCCCATTATGCGTTTCTTCCTTGTTATATTCATCTGAAAAAGTTTTCTTTTGTTCCGGGGTAAGATTGTCCACTTCTGGCCGTCCCATTTCATCCCATACTTTAAACGCTTTCAGTACTGAGCTATGGGTAATGACTGCCGTATTGCCTTCTGAGCCGCTTAATATTCCTTTGAAGGCTGCAATAACCCGCCCAATGAATTGTCCAAATGTTTCGCCGCCAGTTTCTCCGGCTGGATGCTTATCCCATTCTGTAACGACGCCTTCAATATGCTTTTTAGCGGCGGCATCCTCCGGCTTGCCTTCCATATCTCCTAAATCCCATGTACGTAGTGCCTGAGTAGGGATAACTTTTTCAGATATCGGCTTTATATTAGATTGATTTACAGTTTTATTTTGGCCTTCCTCAGAATTTGTTGAGCGTGGAACGTTTTTCTCTTCTTGGGAAACCAGTTCTTTTTTAGGCTTTTTCGATAGCTCGATGGCTTTTTCGACTAGCGCTTTGCCGAATATTTCTTCAGCCAATGGCCTAGAACTAACCTCTTTACCATCTACCTTTGTGGTTTCCAATGCCTGCGAAGCAATTTCTTTGTAAACCTCTTCTGGTTCATTCCTAGCAATGGCGTCCTTAATAGGCCCTTCCATTGTTGGCATCTTGTCTTTGATCCTGCCCAAATTGTCATGGAGTAGTTGATTCAGTTCTGCTTTTTGCTTATCAGATTCGGAAGTATGCAGATCGGCGATATCTTTGTTAAGTTCATGTATTCTTTCTTCTATGATTGGCTTAACTGGTTCGGCTGCATTCTTTAATTTTCCTTCCAAAATCCGAATGCGAAGCATATTATATACTGTATCGGAAACCTCCTTTTCATTCATAGGCGTTCCGTCGGTTTTAACCATTTCTGAATTTTGCAGGATTTCTCCGGCATGTTTTACCATTTGCTTCATCTCATGGCCTCGTATTTCGCTGATCTCTCCGGCTTTAATACGTCCGTCAATCAATTCGATATTAAAATCCGAATGCAATCCAGCTTCTACAATAGCATATTTTTGAGCCGGATTAACATCTGTAGCCTTTACTCCTCCCCATGCTCCATGAAGAATAGCCGGGAGCGCCATGGTTAGACTTGTTTGAATAACTGCATCTTTTATTTTGTCTCCTAAATTTGAATCTTCATTAAATATAGCCTTATGGGATATGGCCTCTACTGTAGGTACGATAAGCCCATATTGCAGATTGGCAAGACCCAATTGTTTGCCGGTTGCCTTTGCCACTCCAATGGCTCTATCAACAATTGGCTTATTGCTGGAAAGGACTTTGTTCCATGTTTCATCACTAATCCCTGCCAGCGTCTTTCCTACGCCCGATTCGGCTCCAACCATCCCCCTGACTACCTTTATATCAGGATTAATAAGGCTTGCCAAGGAAATGATTGTAGCGTCTAAATTGGATTTTAGTAACGGGTGCTCGTCTCCGTTCTTCAGCGCCTGTTCGTATATTTGATTTTGCGTACTCATATACATAGGGGTGAAGGTTGTAGCCATTTGCTGCAATTTATTAGCATCTCCAATTACCCCTCCCAATAAAAAAGATTGATTGGCTATCCCCAATATTTGTCCCATTACATTAGCCGCTTGGAATATGGCCGCCTTTCCGGTTAGGTTCTGCTGTCCTGCTTTCGGGTTAATCTCCAATTGATCGAAATTATCACGTACTAAAGCAGTAGCCTTTTGTTCTTTTTGACTATCCGATAAAGAAGAATCATTGAATACCGACTGTACATCCTTGGTAAGATTATCTGGAATTTTAAAGGGGCTTTCTACACCCGTATAAGAATGTGGCTCATAGGCCGATAATTCAGTCAAATCTTGATGGCCAATATTTTTCGCATTATTAAATGTCTTATCTCCTTCTGATCCTGCTAAATTAATAGCGGTATTCTTAATCCAACGCATCGTATTGTCTGCCGATTCTCCGGCCCCCTGTAATATATTCCCAAACCACTTGCCAATGTTAGTGCCAACGCCTTGTGTCTCATCCATTGCATCTCTTACAGCCCTAGTGGCCTGATCTGCAAAATTCAATGGATAGTTTCGCTGATCGTTTATTTCAGCATATTTAAGTTCATCTTGGCCCTGTTCTAACTTTGTCGCCTCTTGGATGAGAGGGTTTTGATTAAATTCCTGCTTAATTGCATCCTGATCTTCCTTGGTTTTGGCATTATTCATTTTTGTTTGTGCCATTGTAAGAGCATCATTGACTTGTGCTTCGATTTGCGGTTTCTGCCCAGCAATATAACGCGCCGTGTTTTCTCTCCCCTGTTTATCTAAATTGTAAAGAACATTCTCTACTCCTCGCTGATATTCATAAGGTTGTTTTTTAAGGTCAGTTGGGTTAGCCTGCCCTTCTTCATCTAATCCTTTAGCGTGTTTAATAATCTCTAAGTCCATTTGGGCTTTGTTAGGACTGAAAAGACGTTCGGTTTCCAGCCCAGCATATTGCGATATGTTCAATCCCAATTTTTTGTCATCGCTATTCCAGTATTTTTCATTTAAACCAGGGTCAAGTGTATTGATAAGAGGCGACTGTGTATTTTTAAGAATATCATTATATTGAGACCCCAAATTATGAGAAGACATTATTTCTTTTTGCAAGGGAATGTTATACTCTACGAGTTCATGATAATTATCTGCCTGCTGAAGATGATTAAAAGCATTCGCGTCATTAACGCCATTCTGGCCAGATTTTGCTATTGCTACCCGAATATCATTCGCTCCTTTTAACCTGTCGTATATAACTGGATTCTGTTTTGAAAGAGACGCAAAATTTTTTAATTTATTTTCATCTTGTTCATCTGGGAAATCATTCAATGTTTTTTTTGTAGCATTTAAGTCAGTCCCCCATGTTTTACTTAATTCCTGAGCCTGTTTTTCATATTGTTCTTTATAGGATTTATTTCTTGCTACATCTTCCTGATTATAAATATAGGATGCGGCACTTCCACCCACTCCTCCGGTTGCTGTAGATTCACTTCTTATGGGGAGATTTGCCATCTCCTGTAAATGCCTCAAATCTTGAACAGATGTATGTTGTATTTCATGTTCAGGTAAAGTCGGCTCTTGCGAAGATATAACCGGACTTACTCCCAGTGTTTTAGAAAAAGATTCAAAAGTAGGTGGTGCATCGAATTTCTTTTCTCGAAGATATTTGTAATATTGTTGGGCAGACTGTGTATCATTTAGCGTTTTTTTAAATGAATCAAATGTTGGAGGGGTGTCTGCTCCGGCCTTTTTAAGATAGTTGTAATACTTTTCAGCAGGATCTCCCTGGATAGGCTGTTCCTGCTGATCCTGTACTTGTGGTGCTTGTATTTCTTGCGTTTCTGCCATTATTGCCATTTAATGCCTGAACCGATTGTTGTAGTAGATGATTCCTTAACAGCTTCTTTAGCTCCAAAAAGAGCCTTTCCTAATCTTGCTTTGAACTCTACAGAAGTCATCGGCTTTGAAAGTCCAGCATCCACCCCTCTGTAAGCATTTGGATTGCCAGCATCGGCACCTTTATAAAATATAGGCGTTACCGTACTTCCATTTTCATCAATTCTGAAAGCATCCGGATAAATCTTATGCCCCTTGTCGTCGTCGAAGGAAAACTCTTTTCTTACTTCGGGAGACACTTTAATTTCGTATTGTTTTGAAACTTGTCCTGAAGCTGTTTTATAGGTAGTGGTCCCTGATTTTTTAGCGTCATCTATAATTGAATTATAGGTATTATCCAATATGGAAGATTGTTCTTTAATATCCATTCTCTTAAACTCATGACTCAATGTTTTTAGCTTTTCCCTATTCCCTTCTTTAATTGTCTCCATTAATTCCTGATGACTAAAAGTTGCCTTCATTTTAGCCCCTTGGTTTGTGACTACAGAAGCCTTTACTTCTGCCGGATTCATGCTTACCAGGTATTTTTTAGCTTGATAAGTGGCTTCGTTACCTACTGGATCATTCGGATTATATGGCGGCAATTGTTGGGGAGCAATACCCATTTTTTGCCAATTGGGAGAATTTTGGTAAGCGGCGTCCAAGGCATCTATGTCTTGCTGATTAGCACTGTGTTCAGCCCATCCGGCTCTTGCCCCTCTATTAGCTTGACTTCCCGCTAATCCAGGCAGGTATGCATCCCTATATTGTAGAGGAGTGTTCCCATATTGATATCCATGTTGAGTAGTTTGTATGCCGCTTGCGTCGGTCTGACCATCATCATAATGCGTTACCGATTTACCGATAGCTGACTGATGAAGTTTCCCGAAATCATAATTACCAGCCTTGTACCTGTAATTATCTATATTGGTTAGGTCTACAGTTTGCCCTTTATAAGTAGCAGCATTTACTTTATCCATTGGAGTGCTGTAAAGGGTAGATAGCATATCCCCCGCATTATCATCATACGCATCCGGTTTGGCAAACCTATTTGCGGCCATCGATTTCCCCAATTCATTCAGTTTAGCACTTTGATTTATTTTTGTCCTTAATGACCCCAATGCTGCATTGGCTGCCATTTGCGCCTCGTTAAACTTACGAGGATTTGCCTGAAGTCCTTTATTAAAGTAAAGTGGTTGCGATAATTGTTTCCAATTGTTGTAAGCATCTGTAACCGTATTCATATCTACGCTTCGGACATTGGCTAATTCTTTATTTAAAAGATCTTCTGTGTTTTGGCCTTCTTTTTGGACATAGGCTTTACGGTCAGCTTGCTGCTGCTGTAATTGAGCCGTAAGCCGATCTATCGCCGGAGTTTGAACCTGTATTATGTCTCCCCACGGATGATTACCGCCCCCTGGAACTTCACCTATTTCTGGCATTTATATATATTTTATCCTCCAATTAGAGCCGAACTTGAATAGGCATATGGATTGATTGTCTGATACTGACCAGCAGGACTCCCAGCAGACCCTCCCGTATTAGCCACTGAGGTATCATAAGGATTACTTCTTGGCGAAACGTCTCCTCCTTGTCCATTATTATTCCCACCAAATGCGCCACTTGCATAAGCACTCCCAATCCCAGCTATCCCCTTGTCAATGCCGCCCATAATATTTTGATTCCCCATTCCTAATAAACTCATGCTGTAATTCTGATTTTCGATGTACTTTTGTCGCTGATTCCAATCAAATAATTTATCTCTATAGCCAGATATTTGGCTGTTAACGTTGATTAACCCAAGTTGATTTTGCCTTCTCATTCCGGCACTGGCGGCATCTAAATTTCCGTAGGCATCATTAGTGCCTTGCTGAATAGCACCTATTGTCCCCACTCCGGATCTCCTGTCTTGACTTTGTGCGATAGCGGCCGCCTGTTGTCGCTGAATGTTCTTTTTAGCCTGTTCGTATTGTTCAGAAGGTAGCCCTTCTAAAGACATATTTTGAGCTAATTGTTGATTGGATAATTCTTCTTGTGGAATAGACTCATTGGGTCGCTGATTATCTCGCATCATTTTTTTAGCGTCCGAACTTTGTTTTATTCCCTTATAAACACTATACCCGGCTCCTACAATTCCTACGCCGGCACCAATTACAACCATTGTCATGTTAATTCATTTAAAGGTTCTTCAATATTTTTAATGACAATATTATTTCTAAAGATTTTCCCCAATATTGGGTTTGGCCTTACTTCTGTAATTTCATCCATTATCAAATTTACGGCCTCCATAACAGATTCTTCGCTATCGTCTTTAGGCCTAATATCAGTCCTGTGTACAGTAACCCATACTGTATCCTCATGAATGTACAGAACTCTTCGAGTTCCTGGTTTTGTTATCCCTCTATTACTAGTATAAAGCATTTGCTCTCCATCATTTTCGCTCCAAACTGAAACAAGTCCTGTTCTTATAAAATAAGGATGTTCAATATTATGTATAACGGAGGTAATCATTGTTCCTTTTGGCATAAATATTTCTCTGATATACATCCCTGGAACAAACTCGTGATTTAAAGGACAGCTTACCGGGGGATATTCTAATAGAACAACCTCCAATTCATCTATCTTATTATGGGCGATAATTTCTTCCATAATTAAAAGTTTTTAGGACTTTGATTCCATTTTACCGACGGAAGATATATCCATCCAAAGTTGCTACCTCTATAAGTCAATAAAATACGTATCCATGTACCTTTCAAATAATCTCCTGAATTTAGGCCAACCAAAGGATTAATATTACTGTTGGCATCCCGCATAAAGGCCGCATAGTACAGTCCTTCTTTTATTTCATAATCTTGTGCGATAAGATTGCTAATTTGCGGAAGACCAGTTTGAGGATTCGGTTGACTTGTCAAAATATCTCCTATATTAAAGGCTTCCATAAATTGATTTCCTTGGTAAGAAAATGCTTCAAATGTTTTCTTTACAGCAACATTATCATTGAATATTAATTCTATGATTGGTTGATATTGAACCCCATAAAAATTAGCATAGGCAATTGTATTGTCATGAGAATATAGGTTCCCATTATGACAAGATAGTAATAGGTTTTCGGCACAACAGATCGCATCTGCATTGATATCATAGAATCCAGGGAATGAATTATTTTTTTCATTAAATGCTATGGATTCTCCTGGAATTGCATTGGGTCCGGAACCGCCGCCTTGCATAACAAAAATAACCTCCCCTTCTTTATCTTTTTTGAAATTGTAAGTTCCTAAAATATTCGCATTGCCTCCAAATTGATAAGCATGTGACGTTAGATATGGCCTAAGATTGTTACCCGCAAATGTCTGCATTTTAAATTCTTCGCTGATATTTTTCAACCCATCTAATGAAAGTCGAAGGATTGCACCTCTAATTGGGTCTGGGAAATAACACTGAAATCCTGATACAATTAGAGAACTTTGCTGATTGGCTATCCCGAAATTGCCCTCAAAATATTGAATATTATTAGAAGTAATTATTGTATCTGAAGTGACTAACTGATTTACCCCCGAATTGTCTTTTATAAATTTGGCATAGACTCCCACTTCACCACATCTTCGATATTGAAATATTCGCAATCTTTTTTGCCATGCAACCATACGGATAATATCTCCGTACTCCTTTGTAAATTCATCGAAATTATTAGGAGTAAACCTATTGGTATTATTGATAAATGTTGCTGGCTGATAAGGAAGGGAGAAGCGGAATAGTGTACTAAAATAAGTTTGCCTGGCCGTTGTATCTACAATATCTGGTCGTGTATCTGAATTTGTAACAACGTTATATGTGTCGCTAAATGAAGGCTCAAATATTTGTATTGTTGTATTTTTAATAATATCTATTCTCAACTGGAATCCTCCGATTACCATTTCATTGACAGCATAGTTTAGTATCCATGCTTGACAATTAGGTGGGATTGCTACAGTTAAATCGAACGTATAATTATTTTGAACGCCTACGCCTAATCCGTTTTTGGGAGATATTAAAATAGGCAAAGAGACTACATTATAGGCAGAGTCTTCTATTTTTAAATACATGCCGAAAGTCCCATTTGGATCTACGGCATCTGTGACAGGAATGGTGCCCCTGTATCTTACACTTAATGGGCTACCTGATTTATTCCATATTTGCCCCTTATTAGGGGCTGGCTGCCACATTGGAAATTGAGTTATCCCTCCAGCAATAGTTGCGGCTATATTAAACCCTGCAGTTATTTCATAAATGCTATTATTTACAGCAGTAAAATCAGAGGTGTTTAAAGTGCTATAAGAAGTATTTTGCGTAAATCCAAGCGTATCTATATAATAAGTATTTCCTGTTGGGACAACTCGTTGACGGTAGAATATATCCCCATCTGTTAGCTTAACTAGATTGTCTCCTGCGTTTCCCATATGATAAGCTAACCCGCTCCCTGCAAATCCAATTCCATATTCTTGCCCGATTTCAAAAAATACATTTTGATTGGTTGGAGAATACGACTTATAGGAATAAAGAAGTATCTCGTAATTTTGAAAATCATCTGTCCCATCGAATTTAAAATTCGCATTTATGTCTGATGTTGGATAATATATCTGAACAAAATTCCCGATTTGAGTAATCCCGTTTACTACGATAGATGTTTGCAATCCTAATATGGAATAATCTAAATTCAATTGAGTGAACGTTCCATCTACGGCATACCTTCCAAGAACCCTAATTCTGTCCCCCGCAGCGAAACCATATTTAACGACCCCTTCAGTAGATTGTATAGTTGTGTTGTAATCAAAGATATTTGTTATGCCAAAATAAGCAAATTGAGTTGCCGAGTTGGACCCAACATTCTGAAATGTTTGATTTGTCACCCAATAGGTATGCTTATTGTAAGTAAGTGTATCTGTCCTTACTATATGATAGTATACTGCCCATGGCGGAGGTCTTGATGCGCTTAAATCAATCGTTATTTCTGGGATTTGGTCTTGAATGTAATTATAGGTTGGCATTTTAACCTTCCCGGTAACATCGCTTATAACTCCGTTAGTACGCCCATCTTTATCATAATACACCTTACCGAATTGATAATTCGATTCCGGATAAAACGCTAATCTTGGACTTTTATATAATGAAATATCTGCACTTTCTCCCGTTGTTCCGGCTGCATCTAAAAAAATACCCCCTGTCGGATAATAAATTGTAAGACTGTTCGTAGTGTTTGACACATAGACCCAACCAGCAGATGTAGCGGCTCCTCTTAAATTAAATAACAAAGTTGCTATATTTCTATTGCCGGCCCCATTGTTATAATTAAAACTAATAGCCAACCCATTCGATTTTGCACGAACGAATAACAAAGACGGCGCTTTTTCTAAATCAGTGGGATTTCCAAACCCATCGTTTATTCCAACGCCGGTTAAAAATATAGTTACCTGTGGTTGACTACCAGTAAAGATTCCATTAAAATATGCACATAATAAAGTCCCATTAATGGTGTATATCGGAGATGCCGCGTTTGTTGCCGTAAGAAATAATGTCGGGTTTAAATAATCATATCCCTCTGTAATACCACCATAAGAAATAGTAGTTCCATTTAATAGTGCCTGACAGTTAGCAAATTGAGGAACATCGTCTTGAAGTAATGATGCTAAAGTTATATCTGCTGCCACATAATTTCCATTATTATAAAAAAGATATTGGTAAACTCCATTGTCACTAATACCCATATCTGCTTTTATTATTGTCTCTACGACAAACCAATCGCTAGTAACTCCGTCTTTAGTTTGCTTTGCATAAATACGAATTTTCTTAACATTTTGATCTCCTGTTTGCAAATATAATCTAATACGGCAATTCCTAGTCTGTGAAACATTATTAGCAGGATCAAATGGATCGGATGGGAGGGCCATTGCACAACCGCTGCCAAATACGCTTTCTTCAAAATCATCATAAATAAGTGTATAGCAAAACTTGAACAGAGAGTTTAAGCAGTTGTTGGCAGTAACAGTAGTATCATTTTCATAAACGCATTCGGGTGGTCTTATCGGTGGAGCTTTAATGACTTTTAAATAATCATCTTTGATAGGAGAATATGTGCCAGCCAATATCCTATTTATATTTAACTTTCTTGGTCTTTTTAAGCTGTCCACGAAAAAGAGAAGATCCCCGCTGTTATTATCCCCATAAATAATATCCACTCCATCTATACGAATAGGAGTGAAGGCGAGTGGATCTCCTTGGGTATTAACACCTGTTTCAATTAATCGTACAAATGCTACCGTAAGAGTATAATAAATATAAATGCCGTGCCGTCCTGCTGAATTGTAATTGAAAAGAAATAATCTTTGTTGATTTGAATCATAATGTAACCCAATAGTTAAATTTACCCCTGTATTGGGAAGATAAATATTTGGTATAAGGGTGGTTCCTTTTACTGACTGTGGACGCATGTTCCCTGGCACCCCATAAAACTCCAAGTTCCTTGCACTGCGATGAAAGGTTTTACCGATCACTTCAGGAGAATCGTCATAATTCATTGCACCAGCTAATTCTTTAATCTCAATCATTATGATCTTAATTTTTGAGCTTCAGATTCTCGAATCACCTGATTGATGCCCTGTAATGTCACTTTCTTTTTTGGCATCCTCCGTCTTGCGCCAATCTTTTCAGCAATATATTCCTCTCTTGCGCCTAATTTACTTTTCCATTTTATGAATGCTATGATAGCCTCTTGACAAGCCAAAGGAACTGTGTAATCTCCATTCTTTTCAGGGCTACTTATATATTCAAAAATGATACTACTATATTTGAAGTCCGGGCTAAGAATTACTACATTATTCTTATCGTCAACCCGACAGTCGCCGTATTGAATTAAACCGCCGCCAACGCCAAAAAGAGGTTGATATACTCCATCATAAAAATAATTTAGATAGAACGGACTATTGATTAATGTAGGCAGCCCATCCGTTATATCTGGTGTCAATTGAGCGAGTCTATTTGGATTCGTATCCTTAAAGGTTGTTAGGGCATTATTTATTTTAAGGGTACTGACTTCTCCATTATTATTCAGGATACCAATCTTTGTCCATGATATACAATCCGAAGGGAAATCAACTGTTTGATTACCATTTACTGGTAGCCTGACTGTGATAGGTTCCGCCGTAACATCAAATAAAAGATCCACAAGCGCTCTGAAAGCCAAAATCCAAAATTTATCGAAGTCCCCCATCGATTTATCCATTTCATCGAGCGTATAGCTGACAATCTGTTTTAATGGAACGTATTGTTTTATCTCTACACTCATGATCTAAGACTTGTATTTCCTGCTGGGAGATCGTCGTGAACAATATCTTTAGGCTGACTATACCTTTGGATTAATCGCTGAACAACCGTATCAAAAATAACCTGTATTACATCATCCGGCAAATTCATATCCTGGGTAATATCGCTAGTTCTTGACGTTGGCATTTGAACATAAATAGGAATATTCAATAATGGATACCCATCATTTGATTTTAATCGAATGGTTCCATTTTCTACTCTATAACTTCCTCCTGAAGGGAATGGCATAAATTCCCTATACCCTTGTCGTTTACTTTTTATTGGAAGAAAGTTAATCCCTTTCCCTAATGCTGTTGTAGCAGAATATACTTCATTGATACTATATCCTAAAGGCAAAGAAACTGGCGGTTGCGGGAGTTTTGCATACCAATCCATTAAAATAGGATCTTGAGTTAAATTAAGAAGCAGATATGTTATCAAATAGGCTTCCGGTACTTCCATTACTCCGGCGAGCTTTGCATTATTCCACGCTTGCCCTACTATTCCAAAAGCAATAGCCTGATCGATATACAACATCAATTCGTTATCAGATGTACTCCAAGCGTCATTAGCATATCCATCATTGATATGCTTTTTAATTCTCTGAATGAGCATCTTGCGTGAGTAAGGAACTGCCATAATTAAGAATCTCCTGTTATTATATTTGATTTGCCATATTCCGTTAAACTTTGGTCTGTGAAATGAACTCCTAAATTTGTCAGCGCTCTTTTGGTAATGTCCACTATTGTGTTTTGTCCCCACTTTGGCTGAACACTAATACCCGGCGTTGGATCATAAACCTGCCTACCATTCTCGTCAAAACTATACCCCCATACAACATCCGTACAGCTTGCAACATAGTCCAATGAGAAATTTGTTACCGCGATAGGCAGGAAGGAATAATAATTCAAATATTCGGTATAGTAATATTTATTGTCTGCTATGGAAGCCGGATCAATTACGTCATCCATTACGTCCGATAATTGGTCATGATCCACCTGTACTACCTTCACTCCATTAATTCTCAATGCCAAGGTATAGATAAGGTCCAATGGTTTAATTCCTTGTCCTGCTGCTATTGAGAGCGTAACAGGAATCGTAAAAGGAAGCAACTTTGTCATGGTCACTTCATTCTGTATAAGACCGGTATTTATGCCTCCTTTGCCGTTGGCCCTGGCCTCCCATTTGCCAACTAAATCTTCATGGTAGGCATACTGTTCAATATTCCATGCATAGAAAAAGTCAGTAGCGCTGATCCCTCCTGCCTGATTTTTGTTTAGTAGGAATCTTAAACATCCATAAATAGTATCAACTGACCAAGCCATTTATTAATATTGAAAAGGATTCCCATTCATTCATAGGAATCCTTTATTTTAAAAAAGATATGTTTGAAAGGTTCTAGTTATAGAGCGCCTTTAATTGTATCTCAAACTCCTGTCCCTCTTCAAGCTGGGAGAACTCAAATGCTTTATCACAAATCGCCTCAGGAGATTTTAACCCAGATATATCGCAAATATCCTTCCCACTAGATCCCCATTGTAACCTGTTCGGGTTATTTTTGTTCGTGATAACCTGAGAATTAAAGGCCTTTTTGATGTAGTACTTTGTTTCCAAAGACTTATTCCCGTAGCTATCAATGAACTTGGCTGAATTACGAAGGGCCTCCTTACGATAAGCGATCCTGATTTCTTTTTCGGTCAATTCATTTCCAGAATCGAAATCCTCTACAGGAATATCCAGGTATTCAGCATGGATCATCATTTTGTTAGAGCTAGCATTTTTTGCCAATTCCAATGCCTGTTCTGTCTGGTCCAATTTCAAGGACTCTACAGTTGCTCTCTTGTCTGCATTTACTGGAAGGAAGACCGCATTGGCTGATTTAGTTCTAAATTCGCTGTCTACATTCCAACTGCAAATAAACAAATACAATAAGAGCATTCTATCAAATCCCATTGCTCCGAATTTTCCGTCAATGAAATTCCTTTTTTGCGTCTGATCGATGAACTGTTTAATGGTATCTTTATCATCCGGCTGTTCGTCAACAAAAATAGAACTACATCCATCGTAATATCGAACCATTCTCCGCTGACCTTTCCAAATAATTTGGGAACTAAAGCAAATGTTATTAAACGGTTTAAACGGTTTATGTGGTTCTGGCCTTTTAGTAACCATGTTCATAATTGGCATTTCTCTTTCAATGTTTTCTTCTGCCAACTGAAACATGTACTTTTTCTCTGAATCGAATTGCTGCGACAGGAAAGCGGTTTCTCTAGGCCATCTATCCGGCTTATCTGCTGTCATCGTTTCCCCACCTTCAAATTCTAATGGGGCGTTTTTTTTCGCGTTTGCCATTTTTATTTTTTAAAAGTAAGGGAACGGCGATATGCCGCCCCCTATATAAATTACTAACCGATTACGATACTAACCCTTTAAGGATGGCAAACTGCTCGGCAGCGGTAACCCTTGAACCAACGTATGCGATCTGCTCGTAGAAATTAGCGGCCAAAGTAGTTTTAGTATTCTTTGTGTATCCGAGATCCCAGCTATAGATCCTCTGAGAAGTAGGGATATCCGGATTCTGCTGATAAACCCATTGGAGGTACGGACGAGTTGAATCATCCTTCGCATCCTGTGTCATCCCCTGGGGGACGCCAAAACCAAAGTTGGCCCGGTAATCTCCGACGGTAGGGACATATCCGAACGATGCTTCTGCACCAAATCCCTTGTAACGATGAAAATGGAAATCAAAGGTATCCGTAGAGAACCCAGAGAACCCATAGGATACAGCCGCTTCTGCACTAAACCCAACGCTGGCATAACTAATAGCTCCATTCCTATAGATACCGAAAAGAAGGTTATTAATGTCCTGGCGCTGGCTAAGATGTTGCAAGAAGTGATACTCCCGGGGTCCGCCGTTGGCATCCAAAACGTTTGTGAAATTCTGAAAATCACCCACGGCAAACAGTCCTCTTACGTAGTCAACCTCAGAACCGCGAGCGCCAACTTCTGGTAAAACGCCGATAGTGCCGATAGCTCCGGTGATATTGGAATAAGGCACCCCTTCCATGACCAAATCCTCTATGTTATAGAGCATCTGCAAGTTCATGGTCTTAACGGCCAAGGTAGGCAGGTAGAACGAACCATTACCAAAATCGATCTGGGTTTTATTCATCCCAGCCAAATCGCTTGCTTTAACAGAAGCGCGGGCGACTGTAGCCGTATTGTCGTAACGGTAAAGTTTCGGCTGCTGTGTTCCCTGGCTATCGGATGCTTCTCCAGCAAGCTGATTACCATAGGTTTCCAGACCTTCCCCGGCACTGATACCGGCAGAACTCTGTGGCCCAGTAACGAGCGCATAGTTCCCCATTGGGCGGAGGGTGATAGCGAATGCCCCGGTTGTTCGGACGACATTGATTACTTGGGCTTTCAGACCATTGGAGCGGAATTTAACCGTCTGGTTAAGCAAGAACGGCGACTGAGTAAGTGCAGTGTTATTATAGGACTGAGGGGCTTTAAGGATAATCGTATTATCCCCTACGACACCCGTACTTGCGACAAAGGAAGCAACAAGGCCAGATCCAAAGGGACGGCCCTTTTCGAAGTGAGAATATGTATTCGTGGTAGTATTTACCTGCTCGATATTGCTGTTCCCTAAAATTTCGCTAGCGAGCATATACGAGCTATTGCCGTACTTTGCGATCAACCCTGGAATGTAATCGGGAATAACGAAATTGAGATCATTGAAAATTCCGGTTGTTAGGCCGCCGGCATATGCCACTGGCCCGGGTTGCCCGGATGCGCCCCTTACTATAGCTGAAGGCATGGTTATTTAAATTTATGAGTGATTAGAATCCCCCATATCCCTTTAATGATTCACGCATCGCTTTATCCAGTTCATTAGGTTCTTGTGTTTGAGGCATTTGCCTGACAAGGCCGCCGTTTGTATTATCCGGCAAGCTGGCTTTAATGGTAGCGTTTTTAGTTTGGTTCATGGCATTCAAAAGCACTTTCTCTTTGTTAAGAGCGTAGTAGACTACATCCAGGAATTTTCCTCTATTCGGGGTTCCATCCGAATTGATAAATTGTTTCCAGAACAATGTCACATCTGAGGCCATTTCCACTGCTTTAGTGAATCCTTCGGCGTCGGGCTCATACTGAAAATCAAAGGCAATTTTATTGGCTTCATCTTTAAAATTGATCTTTGTTTCGATTGTTTTTGGCGTGAAGGATTTGTAAGCCTCTGTTGTTTCCGCAGCAATGGTCTGATTACGTTCAACGGCTTTCTTCCATTCAACATAATCGTCATCTGTCTGCTGCGCTATTTCGGGGAATACGAGTTTCTGTTTGGATGTTTGAAGTTCCGGCTTGGCCATTTTAGCCTCGATCATTAATTCTGTGTTCCGGTCTTCTATTTTTGCCTGCCATTCTGTTACCCTGGCGTCAAATTCTTCCTGATCTTCAGCAGGTAGCAGGGCGGGTTTAGGAGGAAGGGCAAATTGCTTATTAAACTTATAATCAATTTCTTTGGGGGTAAGGTCTTTGTATTTTAACTGCATACCCAGCTTAACTACTTCGGTTGCCATTTCAGTGGTAAGCTCCCCGGCAGTCAACCGGTCAATTTTAAGCTGTTGATCCAAGATTTGATGTACTTCTGCTAGGTTTCCGGCATTTAATGCTTTAGCTATCTTTTCACTGACCGGGTTCTCATACTTAAATTCATTAACAGGGGGGGCCGCTTTAAAGGCCCTCAGGGATTCAATATCGGCAACGGCAGCTTCCGGCGTCTCATAACCAAACTTTTCCTTAAACAAGCCAAAGGGATCAGCGGGAGACGCAACTACCGCAGGTTCTACAACGGCAGCCGGTTCTTTCACTTCAGGAGGAATACCCCCATTAAGGCTTATTGCCATCTGGGCGGCTAACTCTGCCTGTATATCTGGATTTACAGTTGATTGTACTTCAGCAACTTCGACGACATTGTCTGCCATAAATGGGAATGTTTTACCAAATTTAATGGATGTAGCGAATGTTATTGAATGTGAATTTTCGTTATTTTTAACATATGAATGCAAAACCCACTACTATAAACATTGCAGTAAGCAAAGAAATCCATGAGCTACTGGTTGCACATATTCAAAGCATAGACGGGAAAATTGGAAAATTCACCGAAAAAGCTATAAAGGAAAAAATTGAAAAAGAAACTAAGACACCATCTTAATCTTATAGGTGGGGAGGATATTTTTGGGTTTAGCAGCATTCTCTTCTTTATAATCAACACTGCCAAAACATGGCAGGAGAGCCATCATTAAAGATATAATCACGTCGCTCTTAGTGCGATCTTCATGATTATATTCTAACCCCTGATTAAGCATTACAGTATAAACTACCCGGTGAACGTTTCCATTATAGCCGTCTATTTGAGTGCCATCGAAGTATTTTTTAGCTACTTCAAGCTGCATAGCAAACTGATATGGGTTCGCACTTTCTGTGCCGGGCTTAATGAGAGGGTGTTTTTTCGTTACATCAATGGCAATTCGGGGAGTCCATTCGAGAAAACTTGTCGCGTCCTTGGATAGGAAGTAATCATAAAATCCGGTTCCGGCATCAATTTCAAAATTCACTTTTGATCCATACCACATACAGGCCATTAAAACCTGTTCATTAAAATGCTGCATTAGTCTTGGCTGTCCCATATACAAAGCAACCGGATATAGCCCATTTTCTGCACCTTCAACTATATGGGATTTCTTCAATACGCAAATCGTGGCCGTTGACCCATTGGAAGAAAACCCGGATTTTATAGTATCCACCCCAATGGAATATCTTAGGCCATTAAGCGCCTGTAACTTCCCTCTATGATCATATAGGTTTTCTTTCTCTGGTTTTTCATACAAATACCACTCTCCTTTCTCATCATCCATGAAACGGATTTCATCCCAAGATTCCTCCTTATCGTTGTATATATTTTTTTTGGTAACCCTTTCTCTGTATAGACGACACCTACGTATAAATTTTGGATTACTTTCAAGCCATCGCAATTGTGTAATAAAATTGGCTTCATTGAACTCACATACCCCCGTTTCAAAGGCAAACATATCGTGTTCGTCTAGCGGGAAATCCCTTCTATGCTCCATCAATTGTTCACCTTCCAACAACGCCCTTTCTTCCAATATAACAGATAAAGACCCTTTTGTAATCCAATTGCCATCATTGCCCATGATTGGCTCAATAGGATCGTCTATAACGCTTTCGCCAAACTTATCGATGCAGCCCGCATACCCTTCTGTTGCCGGGTCAAGATACCTAACCGCTTTATTAGGAGTAGACAATCCATAAGGCTCTCCTGTTTTAGGATTAATAGCGTTTTGGTTACATAGGTTCCAGAATTTTTTGTAATTCTCTCCCCCTTTTTTCTTAGGATTAACCGTTGTAGGTAGATAAGCAAATCCCACTTTATGCATTCCTTCTTTTAGAGTAGCAGATACTTTAGACCAATAGGTATTGATATCCATCTTCTCGTACTTCCCGCTTTCGTCAAATAGCCCAAAGCTGACACGACCAGAATCATAGCTATTAATTGCATTACTTTTGAATCCTACATAGCTATTGAGACCTTCTCTTTTAATCGGAACACCTTTTTTCTTTTTTTCAACTGGCTTGACAAACCGGATAAAATTTTCACTACTACTATCAAAATCTTCGACAAAACATGGGAGCATTTCAGTAAACCCTCGCATGAACATTTTCTGATATACAGCCTGTGCCGCGTCATCATTAAATGAAATCATACCGCCAATCTTCTCTTCATTACGTCCGCATATCCACCATTCCCAATAAGCCCCCTGAGATGTCGCCCCTTTTCTTCGCCCCTTACCCCTTGTCAGCCCCAATACTGCTGTTAAAAAACAGATGAACTCCATAAACAAAAAGAAGCGTCGATCCGCTTCTCTGTATTCTGGTTTTTTCCCATTTTCCAGGGTCCAATAATTTATATACCCCCAATATGAGCCAGGAAGATATTTTAACTTCCCATTAATTGACACATACATCCCTTCACCAAAATCCATTCTCTTCTTTTCTCTCTCTACCCATGACTTTTGAAGTCCGGTATAAGAGTGTTCTTTATTGGCTATTGCGACTAAATCGTCGTCCGTAAATGGGTATTCTATCTTTCTGAAATATTGTTCATCTTGTGGCAAGTCAGCATACAATACTTCTTCATCAGGTTTTAGATCCCGATAAATACAATTAACCCCTTGTATTTTTACGACTGCCATTACTGAGGTTGCATTTGCTGAAATGGATCAGACTGTTGCTGACCTTGTTGAGATTGTGCCATAGCCTCCTGCGCTGCTTCTTGAATGGCTTGTTTGGTATGGGCATTATCTAAAACCATTCCGATGCTTATATTTTGCATTACCTGTGAGAACAATGGCTTGAGTGTATCAGGAACTTCTCCGCCTGTTTTAGAAAGAATAGCCAATAACCCGGTGGTCAACCCGGTTCTATCGGCTCCCTGTTGCGTGGCGGCAATTTCTTCCATTTTCCATTTATGTTTCTGCTCTTCAAGGGCTTGCTCATTTTGAGCGGTTTGTGCATTACTGGCCTGTTGCGCTTGCGCTGTCTGTTGTACATTATCTGATTTAGCCTTGTCTGCCGCTTTCCTATTTTTTTCAAAAGTGGCACTGAGATACCAGCATGCCAGCTTATAATCATCTATCTCCCGGAGCATAATAGCATCCTTCAGCGTTATTGAAGGGTTGCCCATTGCATCCGGAACTTGGCTATACCGCTGAATATCTTGCTCTAATCTTTGTTTTTCGTAATCGGTAGCTTTTGTTTTTATCTTCAGATCGAACCGCGTATTCAACATGTCGGCCTTATCTTCTGGTTCTCCTTTTACTATATCATTCCAATGTAGTAAGCAAATTTTATAGAACGTTTCTTCCCAAAGTTGATTATTTGCATTTACGATAAAGTCGGTTACATTATAAGAACTTTCGTTTTGCCCTTCAGCCAATTTAGCTGCTGTCCGATCACCTACATCACTGCCATCCCGGAACATAGGAACGCCCCATAATTGCCGAAGTTCCATAACCAGGCCGGCAAGAACATTAGATAAACCGACTACTTTTTCAATGGATTCATCGTGAACGGTATTACTTAATGGTGGCGCTTCTCTTTGCAATGGGTCAACCCCTTTACTACTCCAAAGTTCATTGCCTGTCTGATCATATATTCGGACTACCTCTTCCCATGCAATCGTATCGCCGGTTCCTAAATCTAAATTACGGGCACTTTCAACGTCAATACGAATACCAGAAGGCTTTATCTTTGCTATTAGCTGCTTTCTTTTTAGTTTGGTTAGCTGATATTCCCGTAACACTTCCATCCCTCTTTCAAATAAAGAAGGGACATATTCTCCATCATTAAATGGAATATTAACCGTATAAGAGCAAAGCGGTTTTGAAGTATTGGTATAAGGAGTAATGATCAGATCAGGTCTGCCCCAATAAAGCATTTTATCTCCGTATGGAGCATACACCCCACGCATCCAGGTATTTTTTTGACGCTTGACTATTTCTACATTATCAGGCTTTGGCTGATCTATAGTCCTGCCGTCTTTCGTGGTCTGCTGGTAAGGAATATTTTTCTTCTCAGTTATATTCGTTTTGCCATAGGAATCAGTTTTCTCCACATAATAAACATCTTCCCCACAATCTATTTCGCAATCTAAAACGAGAATGGAACAATCATCATACGGACGGTTTTGATTATACGTGGTCAATGCCCAATTGTCATTCCACATGTAATTGAATGTTCCTATATTCTTATTCGTTGAAAGTTGAGCTAATTTATAAATCTCTTTTTCAGTAAGACCATTCGGACGGGCATCCGTTTTTCCGAACATGGTTCTGAAATTCCTTACTTTTATATTCCAGAACTCCCCTATTTTTGTTATCTCATATTCCCCGGTATCGTTCATAAAGAAATTGTATACCATGTTAGTAGCGATACATTTTCTAACTGTATATTGTCCTGGTGCTAATCTTTCAATTTTTGTGAACCCTGCATTGAGTACTGTTAAGTCAAAAATAGTTTTTCGATTTATTACCCGTTCAAACTTTATGTCGTTCTGTAATTTCTGTAGTAATTTTTCAAACTGAATCTCCTTGGGGAGTCGGTCTTCCAGTTCAAAGTAAACTTTGGCGGCTATTTCATCATCCGGCACGTATGCATTCGCTGGCTCTAATTGCATCCCGGCTTGTTGGTGGAGATCGGTCACTGTTTGCGCTTCGTGCATTCTCCAAAGAGCATCAAATAATCGTTGTTCTTTTTCTTCCAGAGAATTATTGTCAATAGCCGAAACGCAAGGGTAAGTTTTATTTTTACTCATGCTTTCTACCAGTGTTCCCATGAATTGAGCAGCTATGCGGGTGGGGGTAGTATCAATATTTACGTAGGATTTGTTCGCGTCTGATACATTCATGAAATCCAGAAACTCTGACATTTTTTGACTCCCCTTGCACCAAAGTAATAATTCGATCCACCGAGCGTTCCTAAGTTTGAAGAAATTAAGGGTGCTGTCGTTTGAGGTTTGCTCCGCATGGAAGGCTTTTACGATCTTTTTACCGTTTTCAATGTTTTCCTTTTCAGCGGTTGACATAAAAAATC